CGGTGGTCGCCGTATCATTAGCTGTTTAAAGTGGCTTGCTCCGCTGCTAAGTCTCCAGGAGTAAGGGTGCCGGTGTACGGTGCTGCAGCTTGTGCGGAGCTGCAGCCGGTTAAGCCTGGCAGCAACAGCATGCACACAATAACAATGGTGGTGGTATTATCCGGTCCAAGGGATCCGGTGGAAAAGTATTTGCCTAAAAACTTTTTTAAAAACAGCTCATAAAGGCTTGTTGCCGTAACAAAGGAAAAGAAACAGTTAAGCGGTAAGTCTTTGGTGTATTTGCCGGCCATGGCAATCAACAAAGCATAAACAAGGGTAAAAATGGTGCTTACTATTAAAGTTTTCCAGGCTCCGTTTAAATTGATAGTCTCTCCGAAGGATCCTGCGGGCAGGTATTTCTTTTGAAATAAGCCAGCCAGTAAAACCAATACAATTACAATTGGATCAAGAGGCAATTGATCAAATGAGATATTCATTGAATTATTTTTTATTGTTTCTAAAATCATTAAACACTTTAAACAGGTTATAACCTACGGTTGAAACTGCAGCCAGGGCAGTAAGCATGGAGGTAATGGTTTGCACCAATAAAGGGAGCTGAGGACCTGCATTGAGTATGATTGTTAAGAGGCAAAAGCTCAGGCTCTTAAGATCAAATAAGCCTTGATCATTTACAAGGGACGGTTGAGGGTTCATAAAATAAATACTTTGGGGTTGTTTGTTTGAGGGTGGTGGCTGCAGCGGTCCCGGAGATCTGTTGCCGGATCTTGAGCCACTGGAGGGGTATATAAAACAGAGTTGAAATAAGCCGGGAAAACATCAGCACTGGCTTTGCTGTCCAATAGTTGCTTGAGCTGTATTAGGTAGCTGTTGCCGGATCTCTCACAGCTTGCATGTGTTAAGCTCATTAAGCTTGTGGGGGCTTGTGCCTCAGAGCCATTTGGCTTGTCGGCACTATCAGCCAGGAGCACTGTAAAGCCATAAGCGGAGATCTTAACAGGCAATATCTCTATTGCTGTTTTTATAGTGAGCTGAGCCAGGGCTTTTTTGATCAGTGCAACCGCTCCTTTTTCTGCAGGTGCCGGAGCTGTATTGGTAAGTAATGCCTGGTAAAGATCTTCTCCAATTGTCGCAATTATATACTGATCCTCCACTTGCTTTACTACAGGGCGCAAAAGCTCAAAAGTGCGGTAAGGCTGATAAATATTAAAGTAGGTGGCAAAATCTTTCCCGGTAACAAAAAAGCTTTGGTAAGCCTGGAGCAATTGCCAATTAAACTCAGTGCTATTTTGGTGCAAGAGCTCAAGCATCTCCTCCAGGGCTTCACAGCCTTTATTTTCAAGCATCTCCTGCACTTCTTTAAATTCCCATCTGTGCGCTGCCTGCCGGTTGCCATTGCTCAGAGAAGATAAGCCGCCATCACCAATTTGCACTTGGATTGTGGGTAGATCCAGCATGTATGCAAGATGAGCCTCAGCCCTTTGAGCTATGCTTAAAAGCTCATTATACTTTGGATCAAGCGGAGATTGTTGTAAGGTGCTGAGCAATTCAGCTCCTATAATGGGTAAAATAAATCTCCTCTCTGCAGCTTTCATATCTGCAAGCGTATTCATGTTATTAGTAAACATGATCTTTAAGCCTGCATCTTTTACGTGTTGTAAAGTGGTAACTAATGGCATAAATTATAGGGTTGTAGGGGCTGTACTTTTGCCGGTGTCTAATGTGGTTAATATGGAGCTTGAGTAACGGAAAACAAGCCGGGGTGTAATGAGCTTGGAGCTCAGAGCCGCTGTATTGCTGCCGGCTGTATTGGTAACTGCAAAAGCTTGCCTCTTTACCTCCAGCCGCTTGCTCCAGCCGTTAAACTTCTTTACAATATCCAAGGTGCGGAGGTTGCTCATTCGCTCCGGGTGCAACAACATCATTAATACAAGCGTTGCCTCCCTTATATCAGAGCCGGAGCCGGCTCCTCCGCTTGCTCCATCTCCAAGCAAATTGCCTCCCCAAATAGCCGGGTTGAACATCATTGAAAATAATATTTGCTTATCTGCAGCCGCACTGTCAGGCAACATTTTTCCATCTTTAAGCTTGTCATCAATTACCTCAATATCTATATCATTGATCATCTGCTTTGTAAAAGGATCCATGTATTTCCCGGAGATAATTGTTTTGCCAGCGTTTTGCTCTCCAGTTAAAAAGGTGCTTATTTCATCGTATTTCTGAGCCATAAAAGCAAGCTTTTGCTGAGGAGTGTAAGCCGGGCTTTTCCATTCCGGGTTTATTCTTTCCCAATAGGTAGGAGCAATGTTGATCAAATACTTTATGTGCATTTGGTTTACATTCATCGCATTTTTGAGGGTAGGTATAGAGCGTGAAATTTTTACCCAAGCCTTAGCTGATCTGTGAGCCGGTGTAGGGTAGTAAAGCCTCCCATTTTCCAAAAGCCGGTGTAATATTCCAAACTCTCCAACCGGGCTCTCCTTAAGATCCTGGAGCTCATAAGTCTCCCGGAGGAGAGGGATCTTTTTTATTTTATCATTATCAAAAGCAGAGGGTGCATTTTGCCAATCTCCGCACAAATACATACTTGGTATAAAGCCGCTTTTATCCATTTTCTCCAGCCTGGCTGTTGCCACATCGGTTGCCTTTATGCGGTTGATCTTATCAAGCCCTTTGTTAAGTACCATTTGTGTTGCGCTCCAGCCATAGCCAACCTGGTTCCTGATATTGTTATAAGAGTAAAGGAAGTGTTGGTTATCTTCTAACCAATCGTTTACCTCCGGATCATCTACCCACTCCAGCTCCTCTGTACCATCAGCTTTTTTGTTAGTTAATAAAAAAGCATCCAATCCTTTGCCTACAGCCAGCCGGGCTGTTGCTTTTACGGCTGCAGATAATACAGGAGTGTTTTGTATATCATCTGCAATCTCATGCGGCTCTGTATTATTGTTGCCCCAATAAGCCCAGGGTGCAGAGCTGGAGTAAATCTTTGGCTCCGGGGTGCCGGTTAATGTTTTGCCATCGGTATAAAATGCAGCCTTTGCGCCTACATGATAACCAATGCCATCTTTGATAATTGTTGAGCTCACTTAAATAACGGTTTTAGAGTTGAAAAGAATAATAAGCCGGAGGTGTATTTTCACGATCTCTCCGGAGGGTATCACAACAATATTTCTTGTTGAGTTTTCAAAGTGCTTTGGATCTCTCCTTGCTTTGTTGGGTGTATGTGCCTCTGCATATTGCTCAGCCTTTGTTTTGGCTTTATACTTTTTACACTGAGGAAACTCCAGCCACTCGCCTCCGGTCCCTTTTTTTACATTACAGGTCCTAAAGCCGATTGAAAAAGGCTCTCCGCTATCCATAGCGGTTAAAACTTCAGCAAGAGAGATTGTATTTAACACAGTAACAAAAGTGCCGGAGCCGGATCTTTTTAGAAAGGACAATAAGCCAGGAGGGGTGCACAAGTCCGGACATAAAAAAAGCCTGGGCAATGATCCCAGGCTTTAAACAATAAAAGCCTCTACAATTGAAATGAGGGGCAAAAATATACTATTGAAAGGTTGCCTCCTGTAAGATCCTTGCTTTTGTGTTTTGTGCATCCTCAATTCTTTTAAGAGGGACCTCCGCTTTGATCCCTTGGCTGAGCTGATCAGTTAAGGCAGTAACGGTGCTCACTAACATTTGATTTGATTGTAAGAGCTGTGCATTTACTTCTTTACTCTCCTTTACTGCATTGATAAGCTCCGGATCTTGTGCAGCCTGGGTGCCGGCTCCTCCAGTTACCAAACCTCCGGTGGCATAATGCCTGGCAGCATTAATGCTGCTTGTGGCTGCAGCAAAGTTTATTGCCTGGTAAGATCTTGATTGATAAGCCGGCTTTACAATTCCTCCTCCGGCAAAGCCTGGCACTCCTAAAGCTCTAAAAAATGCAGGTCCTCCAGCTTTGTTTTGTTGCTCTTCATTTAAAACAACCTCTCCGGTGCGAATAGTGGCAAGCACATTATCTCCATTTGCTTGAGCCGGTATATTAGGACCTGTAACAACTTTACCATTTGGATTGAGCTCCACTTTGCCTCCGGTTGCATACTGTTGCCCTTGTATGGCTGCAACCTTAGCCATTCCAAGAGCCACATCAAAGCCAATCGCTGCCATACTTAAAAAGTTTGGTGGTATAGGGGCTCCATAATTGCTAAGGTCAGTATTTACAGCTTTGGCAATATCAATGAGGGCTTGAGCTGTATCTTGTTTCTTTTTGCGGTTAAACTGTTTGCGCTCCAGGTCCTCTTTTTTCTTGTCGCTGTCAGCATCAAGCTTGGCAACCTCAATATTGTATTGTTGCTGGCTTATGGTCCTTTGTTTAAGCTGCCTGTCAAGTGCCTGCTTTCTTTTGTCGTTTGCCTTAAGCTCATTATCAAGAGCTTTTTGCTCTATCTTGTTTTTATTGTCGTTAAACTGAGCAATAACAGATAAAGCAGAGCTGAAATAATCCAGGGCAAAGCCTGCAAGCTTAGTATAATGATCAAGCTCGGTTTGCTCTTTTTGCTGCCGGTATTTGTCCTCAATACCTTTTTTAAGATCCTCAAACTCAGTGGTATATTGTACACCATCAGCTTTTGCTTTATCCTCCTTTTGCTTGAGAGCTGCCAGCTCTTGCTTTTCCTGTTCATCAAGCAAAGCTTTTTGAGCTGTAAGCTGTGCTTTGGATCCTGGAGCTGCATTGTTAACGGCTCTTTGTGCTCTTGATACTGCAGCCTCCGCTTGTAATTGAGCAAGTAATTGCTCATTAGCCAGCTTTTGCTTATTGGCAGCGATTAGATCCGCTACCTCTTTTTGCAGCTCCTCTTTTTTAAACTTGGTTACATCTGCAGCCGCTTTCTCAACATTTGCACTATAATCTTGAGCCGTTTGGATCTGCGCTTGCTTGCTGGCAATATCAATGGCTCTTAAGTTAGCCTCATACTCTGCCTGGTTTGTCTCTCCATTAACAAAGTGCTCAGCCTCTTGCTTTTTTAAGCCCTCAAAATAATTCGCACTATCCCCAAGAGCTTGATCATACTCTTTTGAGGTATTGCTTTTAAATTCTTTTTGGCTTGCCTCTGTACGCTTCTTTATTTCCTGGTCAATCAAAAAAGCAATGGCTGCATTTTTATCTTTCTCCAGGTTGATCATTTTTGCCAAGGCAGCTCCGGTGCCGGCTGTAAGCTCTGCATATTTATGCTGTAGCCTGGCAATCTCGCTCTGATCACTGGCTTTGCCTATTTGCTGGAGCTCAAATTGAAATTCCTTTAATTTCTGCAAAAGCTGATCTCTTTTTTTCTCCTCCTCAGCCTCCGCTTTTAAATTAACAGTGGTGCCGGTATCATTGCCAGGAGTGCCGGTGGATCCTCCTCCTTTTATTTGGTTTATTTCAGCCTGCAGGTCATTATAAGCCTTAGTCCCTTCTTTTAGCTTAGTAAGCATATCCTCCAGTGTTTTCAATACTGCAGCTTTGCTTTGTACTGCATTTATTTGCTCCTCCAGGCTGGCTCCATCAAGCCGCTTTACTTCAGCTTGATAGCCCATTTGATCAGAGAGTAATTGCTTAAATTTCTCCTTGGCCGCTGTTACTTCATCAGCGGTGGCCTGCCTGGAAACAATAGGAGCTCCAAATTGAGTTGTATCAATTTCATTAATGGTATAGGATCCGGTTTTTATTATTTGCTCCATGATCCGCTTTTGCTCAGCCAATTGCTCATTTGTTTTTTTAAGAGCCTCTGTATTTTCATTGATTGCACCTTTATTAACTACTTTCAGCCGGGCTGTCTCTGTATTAATAAAGTCTCTTACTCTATCTGTACTGATAGCAATTGCATTTCCATAAGCATCAAATTGCGTAACTGCTCCAGGTATGGCTTGTGTTATTTGAGATATTATGCTTTTCATCTCCGCTTGTTCATCACTGGAGAGCTTTGTTTTGCTTTTTAATTCATCATATCTGTTTGCAAGCGGTAACATATTAGTATGAAGCTGTACCACTTTTCCTGTCAGGTCATCAAAATTTTGCGTGGCTGTTTTGGTAGGCTCCACAAGAGCTGTCATGCCGTTTACCAGGTTTTTTAAAAAGCTGTTGTCTCCGTTTAAAAAATTAGCGGAGAGCACATTTTTAAACTTTTCCCAGGCATTGCTTAAAGTGTTGGTGTTTACGGCTGCTTGCTGTTGTGCAACTCCTTGCTCCTTTATTTGCTGAGTTAACTCCGTATATCTTGGCAAGCCTTGCAAGAGGATCTGTGCAGCGTTAAAGTTTTCTTTACCGAAAACCTGCACCAAAGCGGTTGCATTGTTTTGGATCTTGCTCAGCTCCTTTAAACGGTCCTCCAGGCTTAAGCTCTTATCTTTTAAAACATCGGTATTGATACCGGCTTGTTTAAGAGCCTCCAGGGCTGTTTTGGGTAAGGCATCAACAGCATTAAGAGCAAGGAAAACATTTCTCAATTGAGTGCCTGCCTCAGCTCCTTTTATACCTTTCTCAGCCATCAGCTCAATTGCTGCTGAGCTCTCATAAATATCAATATTTGAGCTCTTTGCCTGGGCTCCAAATTTTAGCAGAGCCTCTGTAACCTCCGGCACCTCTGCAGCTCCATACTTGGCGGCTGCTGCCAGTGCATCAACATACTTTTGAGCATCTTGAGCCGGTGCACCAAATTGGTTTAAAGCATCAGTAAGCCGGGTGGCTGCATCCGGTAACTCCAGCCCGGCTGCATCACTCAACAGCTTTGCTGCTTTGGTAACTGCAACCAAGCTCTCCTTTTGCTCCAACAGCTCCGGCTTGGCACTGGCAATCAGTTTAAATGCCTCCACATAATCAACAGCACTTTGCTTGCCTTGCTTGGAGAGATCAATTGCAGCCTCTTTTAAAAAGCCAAGATCCTTGCCGGTGGCTCCGGTAATGGATGAAAGGTTTGCAAGAGAGTTTTCAAATTGCGTATTCATTTTAAAAACACTGGCAAGCCCATCTTTTATAGCAGAGAGGGCTTGCATTGCCAATTGAGCTCCCAGGTTAGCCACAAAAGCTCCGGCTTTGCCAAGCATGCCTGTTTGAGCCGTTTCCACTCCTTCAATGCCGGTCCTCATGCGGTCCAGCTCCGCGGTTGCATTTCTAAACTGAGCAATTTTATCTTTAAAGCCTGGCATATCCTCACTCATTCTGCCAAGCTCATTGCGGAGCTGCCTCACAAGCGTTGTTTGTTGCTGTAAGGAGGGGCGCAAACCTGAATTAATTGCAGTGGTTACTTGATCAATTTGGCTCTGTGTTCTGCCAAGCTCTGCCATGGCAGCGGTCATATTTCTGCCGGCTGCCTGCCCTTGGTTTATTGATTGCGTTAACCTGTCGGCTTTTTGCTGCAGCTTTACAAGTGCCAGCTCTGCAGCCGCTTGATCAATGTAAATTGATACGGTCCTATTACTTACATCAGCCATAAAAATTATTTGATTTTTAAAGAGTTTACAACAAGAGTACTGCAGCCCTCAGCCACTATCTCAGCCAGCTTGTCTGTGTTTTTATTTACTATAGGGTTAAACCATTCTTTTGCTTGCCGGGGGTTGCTTTTGGGGTGGCTCTTACTTACTCCTTTATGTACAAATACAGCACTCCTGGGCATCTTGTAAGAGATCTTATTTACTAAGCCTCCCTTTTCAACAACTCTGCTTTTTAAAGCTTGCTGTAAAGGCTGAGGGCTCCTTGAGTATGGGTAGTGTTTTATATTGAGCTGATTCATCTCATTAACAAGCTCTTGCTTGTTGTCCTTATCCCAGGCTCTTATTTTATCATTCAGTGCATCAGCTTCGCTTTGGTCAAACATGGAGTAAGGGTTGTTTAAATTGGATCACAGGGAAAAAGCTTTGTGCATAGGTATAGCCAATAAACTCATATTGATTAAACTCAGTTACAGGCACATGAATAAGCCGGTATTTGTCATCAAGTAAATAAGCATAAAGCCGCTGCGGCTTGCAGCCTGTTAAGTGCTGCAAGTAATTTACTTCTTTAAAGAGCTGCTCATAAGACAACATAAGATGAGGGTATTGGATTAAAAAAAGGTCCCTCCGCATTTCCAGCGGTGAGGGACCTTGTATGTATGCTAAGGGGCTATCCTTGTACTTTACCTCTTGGTAACAGTACCGTTGTAAAAATATTTGCACATTGCATCAAGTGTCAGCTCATAGCCTTTTGCATTGGATCCCTTCAAAGTGCCGGAGGCAAAAGAGCCCTTTGCAACTTCAACCGGAGAGCAATCACAGCCAAACTGAATATATTGAGCATGTCCACAGCCATCCTGTACAAACAAAACAAGCTGCTCATTTAAAAGGTTGTTGATCATTTCCAATACTGTTGGTCCATCACCTTTGATAAAGATCTTGGGTGCATAGGAAAAACGCAAAGAGCCAGCGGCTCCGGTTGTTTCGCCTGTAACCTCTAAAGTTTTATTATCAACTAAAACCTCAATAGGTCCTTTGCTTGCTGCCCAGGTGTGGCTTGTGCCGATTGTGTACGCTTCACCAAGAGCCGGAGTGCCATCAGTGGCAGGCTCATTTAAAGTGGTAAAGTCAGAAATTAAGCTAATGAAAGCTTTTGTATATCCGGGATCTTTAAGGGGTGCGTCTGCACTCACCATACTTTTATAAAGTCCAGTATTCATTTGATATTTGGATTTAAAACGGGGGTTGAAAAAATTATTTTGCTTTGATCATACCGCTGCCAGCCTCAACAAGCTGCTTTTGCAAGCTTGGATCCTGTAAAACATCAGTATGAGTAATGGCTTTGCCCAGGAAAAATGCCTTGTGAAAGTGAAAGCCAAATAGTTGCCCTTCAATCTCAAAAGCTGCATCACTGTTGCCGGTGTCAGCTTTGGTGCTTAAGCTCTCAATTTCTTTGGTAAGCTCTGCATTAATGGCTTGAGTGCTCTCCAGCTCTGCTTTGGTAGCTGCCAGCTCTGTTGCCAGGCTTGCACAATTGCTGCAGGTGGTTTGCTCCTGGTTTGCGTTTACTACTTCCATTGTTTAAGTAAGGCTGCAGCACTTAAAGAGATACTGCAGCCGGGTTAAGGGGTTATAAATTGAGCTTAGATTAAGCCTTGATCATTATGAAAAACAAATTGAGGTACCTCAAAGTTTAAAGATTCCCACCAATCAGTTAAAATATCAACAACTCTCTTGTTGCTCTCCAGCTTCAATGTATTTGCAAGAGCTGCTTTTTTTGTTGCTCTTATACGGTTATCAGCCAAAGTGGAAAAGATCAAATTGCTGCCAGCCATTGAGGGCAAACCAACAACCTTAATATTTTCATAGTCCTCAATTGTCAACAATTCAGAGGTTTGAGCATAAGCAGTGTTATATTTTGCTCTCTTGCCTCTCTTGTATTTTGTTGCGTTGGTAGGGCTCATAAACAGAATATCCAAGCGGCTCCTGAATAGTTCCGGGATTGCATCAACAAAAGCCTCCATCTGATCAACAAAATCTTTGTTATCAGTTTCCAGGGCTCCGGTTGTAATTGCTCCGGCTCCCATATTTGTTAAGCCAGCGGTGTTGTAACCTGCAATAACTTTTTTCAAACCGTTCATTGCAGTGCCAGCGGCTCCAGCGGTGCCGGCTGTTGGAGCTGCATAAACTCCGTTGAAGTATTCGTTAAGTTCCAGGTCCTCAGCAATCTTTGCTTTAATGTGAATTTCAATGAGCCAGCGAACAAACAACCAATTGCTCCTGTCTTGCTCCGGCTGAGAAGCTAAAAAGCCCAGGTAAGAGCTCTCCAGGTCATCCGGAGTTTCTTCCATATCAACTTTCAACTTGTACAGGTCAAATTGATTTGGAGTAAACTTGGTGGTGCCAAGCGGAGTAAATGCCTTTTGGAAAGGCTGTACAATACGGTTTAACTGAGAAAGTGTGGCTCTGTAAATAGTGTCATCACTTGGGCGGTCCTGAAAGTAAGATGCTGTAACGGAGGGTTGATACAAAATAGAGCGTAAACGCTGCATATTTTGCGGATTGCTTATGTAGTAAGAGCCAAATTGGGCTTTTACTGCGGCTATATCTATTGCCATTTTAAAAAGGGTTTACAAAGGGTTTTAAAAAAAGGGTAGGGTTGATTTATCTATATGAAAAAAGAGTGTCCAAAGGATCCTTCGGGCTTACAGTTTAGAAAACAATTCTTTTTGAAACTCCATCTCCTCTGCTTTTACAGTGGCAACCGGCTCAGCTTCTTTTGCACTTACTGCAGCTTTTGGAGCTGTTGCATCCTGGCTCTGGAGTGTTGCAATGGTGGCTTTTGCAGTGTTGAGTTCAGCTTGTGCGCTGTCTCTCTCTGTAGTTACTGCAGCCAGGCTGTCTTGTGCGGTCTGGAGATCTGCTTTTAAAGTTTCATTTTGGGCAAGTGCTGCCTCTATATTATCAGCCTGGGTATCTTCAAGCTGAATATCTTTTGCTGAGCTTACAGCTCCGGCAAAGCCGATAAAGGCTAAAAATTTAGTCCACTTCATGTTTGTATTTTGATTTTGAATAAGTGCGGTTTGTGTCTCCGGCTGTTGTGCTGTTGCCTGGGCAAGTCCACGGGATTCTGCGAGCTTGAGAGCTTCATTAACAGCCATATTGAATGAGCCAAGCTTATCAATCAAGCCTTTGCTCTTTGCCTCTTTTGCCAGGTATGTTGAGCCATTATAAACGCTTTTATCAGCGTTGGGCAAGTTGGTTGCAATGGCTTCGTGAAAAACAGAGTTTAAAGGATCCAGCCAGGTTTTTACAAGGGGCTCATAATTGCTTGCTCCGGCTTCGTTTTTACCGTTTGCTTCTCTAAAGGGCAAATTTTTGTGAGTGCTTGAGGTGGCATAAACTTCGTGTTGCTTAATGCCTAATTGTTGCAAATAGCCGCTGTAGTCGTTCCAGGCTGCCATGGTGCCAATAGAGCCAATAATATCTGTACTGGAGCTGGCAACTCGCACGGCTGCCGCTGATCCGATCCACATGGCAGCACTTGCCATCATTCCGGAGATATAAGCAACAACCGGCTTTGCACTGTTTTTTACAGCATTGGCAAAAGCCTCTGTGCCATCCACTGCGCCTCCTGGGCTGTCTATCTGTAAAACAATGGCAGCAATTGCCGGGTTATCATTAGCAGCCTGCAGAGCTTGTATAAGAGATTGAGTGCCTGCCGCTCCGCATGTGTCGTATTTCATTACAGCTCCTTGCAAGCTGATCACAGCAACTCCGTTCTCAACAGCATCTTGCATGCTGCCAATTTTTTTGCCGGCTGCATTAACTACAAAAGCATACTCTTTGGGCTTTTCTTCTTTCGTTTCGACCTCATTGCCTGCAATCACTCTTGCAGCCAGTAAAGCATAATGTTGAGCTTGTTCCGGATTAATGAGCCAGGGTGAATTAAAAGCCTGGAGTAAAATTTTGATGTCCATGCAAAAATTTGATATTGGATTCCTCTCAAATAAAAGAGGCTGCAAAAATGTTCTGCAGCCTCTTAAGTAGAAAGGACAATAAAAAGCCTTTATGGGAGTATTCGCCAGCTTACGGTGCTGGCATCACTTGCATTGGTACTGTTGATCACAAAAGAAGTTCCTGGAGTAAGAGTGCCTTTATAGAGCGTACCACAAGAGCTGCAGTTTTGATAATTCAATTCAATACTGCTGCCGGAAACTACAGCGGTGGAGCTTACGGTTGCCGTACCTCCGGAGAGTGTAGCGGTGCCGGAGCTGCTGCCTACATTATTCATCCATAATACCCAGTTAGTGCCGTTATACATAAACATCAAACGGCTGTTATTTGGGAATAAGGTAAAGGCTGTTGTTGCATCTGCCTGCTTTACGTTGCTGGCTGTACAGGTCCAGGAGTAAGTATTGGAGGTGTTCTTATTCTCAATAAAAATCATATCTCCGGTTGCAGGTGAAATAGGAAAGCCTGAGAGACTAAAGGAGCTGCTTGTTAATGCAGGCAGGATATTATAAGAGAAATATTTTGCAATAGAAGTATTTGCAAGAGTTACCGTGTTGGCAGTGGGGGTTGGGTTAATATACCAATGTGCACCGATAACATTATTTGACGGTACCACATACCCCATAGAGGAGGCTGTGTTTTCATCAAAACTGGTTCCAAGTGCCTGTCCTGCAGTGGTGCCGGTCCTTCCCATAAAATAAAGCCTGGCTCCGGTGGCACGCCATCCGAAGAAAGCGGAGCCGGTGGCTACATAAGAGCCGTTTTTATAAGTGGCTCCAGCCATCATGCCTCCGGTGCCACTACCACTGCCTCCCCAAAATAACCCATCGGTTATATTACTGTTTGAGGAGACAACTCTTGCCTGCCAGGAGGTTATGTCATTTCCTTCCACTTCAAAGGGCATGGTAGGGGGTGCGCTGTTAGCTCCCACTCTTAAATAATCGCCTTGCTGATATACAGCCCGGTTATAGGTAAGCGGTGTGTTTTGCAGTTTTATCAGTCCTTGGGATGCAAAAAAACTATACATAATACCTGCATAGGTTTGCTGAGCTTCGGGTGTAAGGTGTATGCCATCATAGCTCAATGCTGCCTGTATGCCGGTGCCTCCACTGGCTCTGAATGTTGTATTTACATCAATCAGCCTGCTGTAATTATTGGCTAAGGCAATATTGTATGCAGTGGCATCAAAGTCATTTCTTGGCATTACATTGCTGATAAACAGATTTTTACCATATACATAGCCGGCTGCTGTAAAAGAGCTTACAAGGCTTGCCAGCTTTGTTTTCATGGTGGTTGTATCGTCCAGGCTTGCCAGGTTGTTAGTGGCAAGAGAAAGCAGAATATTTTTAGGGCTGTGAGCAATAACCTCAGCCGGATTAATATCCTCTATCCGGTTACTGTTGCCGGCAAATACTGCCACTGGTTGCCCGGTTAAATTCTGCAGTTGTGCGGTCCATGTCTGAGCCGGGTTTGCGGTGGTGGTGGCAACATCAATGCTGGTACCTGCTACAGCAAGCGGAGCGTTTACAAGCTCATTATCATAAACGCTTATACTGTCAATGGTACTGGCACCTCCATTGGCATACAACGTAAACTTGCCTGCATTGGGTGGAGTAACAGTAGAGCCATTATTTTGAGGAGCCTCATAACGAAATAAAACAGAGGGCTTGCCAGGCTGTGAAAGGTTCTGCCAGGTAATTTCAAACGTATTTAAGATACGCTGTACTCTTATTGAGGTGCTGTCTCCTGCAGTTATAGCCAGCGGATTAACAGAGCTGGCAATAAGGTTACTACTATTCTCCGCATAATACACCTCAATCAACCCGGCTTTGGTGGCATCTGTACAGAAACGGAAAGCAAGAGATTTATTATTGTTAACTACGGAGGAAATGCCAGCCGTAATACCGTAAGAAGTACTTGAAATAGTAGGGATAATAAACTTGTAAATATTTACGGTCCACTTTCTTAAATTGGTATTACCATAAGCATTGTTTTTTATAGAGGTAGTAAAGGAAATGTCTCCGTTAGGGACATTTAACTTGTTGGCTGATACGGTCCATGTACCGGCTTTAGTCCAATTGGTGAGGCTTGTAAAATGATCCCCTATAATAGCTCCTTTCTCAGCAAGCTGTACATCTGATTTAAGAGCATAGCCGCTTAAATCCTGATCTCCGGTATTAATGCCGGTTACAGCATCCAAAGCCACCTTATTACTATGTGTATGCCTGGCTGCGGTATTTGCCGCAAGGTCGTTTTTATCAGCCGTTGTATAATCATTGGTACTTAATCCTTTACCTGCCACCTGGGCAACATAAGTGCTGGCTGCAGTGCTGGAGAGCAAATAAGATCCCAAGCCCAAATTTTGCCTGGCAGCGTTTTTATCTGTTAAATCACTGAGGTTGTTGCTGGCTGTAAGCTTGCCTCCTATTGCATCACTGTAAGTAAACATCTGTACATTAAGGTTTGCAATATCCGTGGTGTTTTGATTAACCTGGCTTTGCAAGCTGGAGTTGTTGCCCATCTCTTGCCAGTATTCGTTTGTAGTGCCTCCATCTAAATAATAATATTTGTGCATGGAGCTTACAAAGCAAATCAAGCCCTCTTGCCTCAGATAATCTTTAATAGCGTCTCTTTCAGTTAAAGTGGTAACTTTCTGCAGAGCTCCTTTTATTTCTGCAGATAAAGCCAAAGCATAAGAGCCGTTTGGGTGTAGGGCTCCATCTCCTCCAACTTTGGGCTGAGCAAAGGAGTAAAAAGCACATAGGAGTAATACAGTAAGAAAAGAATATTTCATTGTTTGATATTGGAATTTTAAAAGGGTTAATCAGCATCAATCTTGGTGGCTCCATCCTGAGCCTGGGCGGTTACATAGATATAATAAGGCTGAGAAAAGCCGGAGGCATTCACGAAGTTTCTTGTAATAGGGGTGCCATTGTCTCCCATCGCTGCCAGGGCTGGAAAGCCGTTGATCTCACACTTGGTTAACAGTCCAAAGCTTACCGGGTAAGCATACGCCAAATATTGAGGGGTTGCCGGTGCCGGCTGTGTAAATACTTTGGTATTGTTGCTGGCAAAGCTGCCTCCGTTGGCTAATAGCTCCGCATCTGTCGGAGTGGTGCTTGATACCCATCCAAGATAAGCCTTTGCTGCAAAGCTTACAGTGGTGCTGGCTGTTGCTGTCTGTCCATCTGCAGCGGTAACAGTAATGCTTAAAGTGGTGTTTACATTGCGTGGCACATTCACAGCCTGGGTGCCGCTGCGTGTGGTGTTGGCTGCAATGATGCCAGGTGTGCTTTGTGCAATACCTCCAACCATAATGGAGGTTATTTGCTGCGTGGTGGCTTTACGTGTGGCACTCCAGCTCAGATTATAAACCAAGTCGGCTCCGGGTGCCATTAATTCAACCTGGTTGCCTCCGCTTATGGTGGCTGCCGGAGCCTCCGCTTTAAAATAAGCCGCTGTAAGCCATGCCACAAGATCAGTGGTGCCAGGGTTAAAGCCTACTGAGGGAGTGGAGGTAACAGGTCCATTTGGTACGGTAAGGCTCACTCCTTTTCTAAACTCCAATTTGCCTCCTCCGGCATTAGTGAGCACTCCATTTGCCACACTATCTGATGGTAGATTGAAAATAATATTTGTTTTGCCGGATCTGCTTTTATAAATAAAAGTATCTGCATAATAGGGCTGTACAGTCTGAGCCATTATGGAGGCTGAGATCAGCAATAAAAAAAGGGTAAAGAGTTGTTTAAACATAATCACTATTTGAAAATAATTACTCCCGGTCCGGGCATATTTAGAGTTATTGTAAACTTGGTTGTTTGGGGGGGAAAAGCATCCACCGTTATAACAGGATTAGGATATAAGCGGAGCTCTCCGGCTTCACTATACCATACCTCAATTAAGGGATATAAGCCATAGGTGGCTTTATTTTCAGCCGTCCAATCCACTTGCAAGCCTGTCTGGGTTTCATCAAATGGAAACACTAAAGTTTTATTCATATTATTATCAGAGTTGCCGGTATCATCTGAGGGAGGTAAAGTCTTATCCAGGCTAAAGGCTGGCAATACAAAAGCTTTGTTGAGTAAGTTGGCAGTAAAAGTAAAATTGTTGCCTGCCGCTTTTTTGCCATCGGAGGAGTAAGCCGCATCAAATTGCAATCCATGGTCCGGGGTGCCAATTAGCAAGTACATGCCTCCGGCTCTCATTTTACCAACAACAATAAACTCATAAAAGTGCATGTTTTCTATGTTGATCCGGCTGGCTGCATTGTCTCCCACATGAAAGCCAGTTATTTTATGCTGCCAGTAAAGTCCCGCACTGTCTCTTTTGGGTGTCTCCTCAAAGCCAAGCTGATCATTTGGCACCTGCACAGGTCCAAACCAAGAGCCGCTTATTGGTGGCTCCTCTTTTAAATACTGAGTGAATGGATCTATTGCCGGTAAATGGAGGAGCTGCGCTTTATCCGCATAATACCACTTGCAAAAGCCGCCATTATAGGGCAAGCCCTTTGCCAGTGTGGTAAAGCCTTTATAGCCGGTTTGTAACATGCTGCGAATGTCAGCCGGGACCTATACAGTAGAAAGGACAATAAAAAAGGAGGCTTTGTTTTTACAAAGGGTACTACTCATGTGCCATGGTTCCCACCACGAAATTTTTTAAAAGCTCTTTGGTCTTTTGCCGGGACAATTCAGCGTTTTTTTTCTCTACTTCTTTTCTAAAACGGTACTCTTTCTTTTTGAGGGTATCAAAAGCAATATCCTCCTCTATCTCAATTCCATACTTATTGCAGAAAGCCTGGAGTGCATCTTTTGTCTCAATGCCTACCATGTACAGAGCCAGGCAGAATTGATAAAGCTCCTCCTCAAACTTTGCCTCCATCAGCTTGTTAACGGTTAAAGCCTGGTTTTCACTTATGGAAAGATCATAATCATAATGAGATAAAAAAGAGGGTGCAGCTTTTATGTTTATGCTGGAGGTGAAAGAATCAAAGCGGATCCGCTTTGCTGCCGGGCTATCCTGACTCCTCAGTGGCTTCTTGAGCGATATTGCCACCGTTAAGCCAAAGTAATTTTTGGTTGAAAAACATACAGGGTTACCATACTGAGCCTGAATATATTTTTTAAGATAGGGCTTTGTAGGTAGTTGAATTGTTACACTTTTTTTGGGCTTGCTTACGATCTCCACAGCTTAATATTATTTCTTTTTTCTCTTGATAATTGGATAAGCCTCAAATATCAATAAATGCAAACAAAGACTGATTAATCAGTAATTAAACTACCTACATTCCTATTTAAAAGGAGTTAAATTATTACCCGGCACTACTTGTACTACCAGGACTTTACCTTTTTTTATAAATTCTGGTAACTGTCTGCTTTAAAATTTTGCCAGGCTTGCTGCCACTCATAATAGGAGTTTAAATGAAAGATCATTGCATATAAGCTTTGATCTGTTGCCACCAGATACGGTAGGCTTTTGCGTTATAGTGTAAGCCATCCACTGTCAAAGAAGTGTCCAGGGCATTGTTTTTAACCATATGGCTATACAAGTTTACATAGTGGATATTTGGTTGCAGGCAAAGGTGTTGCAGTGAATCATTCACCTTTACAATGGCAGGATTTAATGCTGCCAAATTGTATGTGGTAGGTGTTAAAGAGTTTATGTAAAGTTCTGTCTGGTTTGCACTCCCTTTTTGAACTATCTCAATAGCCTTTCTGTAGTTGGTCAAAATACTGTCAACACTGACATGATATATCAAGTCGTTAATACCCATTTCAAGGAATATCTTTCGTGGGTGGGCTGCAACGATCTGAGGTAATCTTGCAATTACCTGGTAAGTCCAATTGCCGGAAATGCCACGGTTTTTAACCTTGACGCCGGGGAATAATTCATAAACAGGAAAGCCCTCCGTTATACTATTGCCTACAAAAACAACATCATTTGAATCGATAGGCATCTGACTATAAACGGCTTGCCTTACATCTCCATTCCTGTAATTATACGAGCTTGTTATTGGTGTTGGCCTGTGGGTGTAATAATACTTAATAGAAGCGCATATAATCAGAGCCACATTTAAACCCAGGGAGATAAAAAGTAAAGTTCTTTTAACCATTGTAAAACTCTTTCAGAACATAGATAACTGCTCCAGCTTGCGGCTATGCATCTCAAAGCGTACATACTCACCGGTGAGTACTGCAAAGGATCCTCTGAATTTCAGCATTAAGCCATCATAACTGCGTGAGCGCCTTCCTGCATTTATCTCTGCAGTATGTGCCTTCCAGGTAAGCGGAGCAATAGTACCTGTATAAGAGGTGAGCGTGGTAATACGATATCCTATAATGAATCCTTGCTGTACAGAAGTAATGCAATACGATATCCCGTCTACTTCTACCGTATCTTTTACCCTGTTTTGATCAACGATCACTTTTGCGGAGTTAGCTTGTTTTAGCTCATCATACTTTTTGCTGGAAACAAGAATAGTGATTGGCATTAGTACAATAATTTTTAGTTCATTCAGTTTTGTTTTATCTCCATTGGATTCTGCAGACAGGAATGCTGTATCGTCAAACAGCTTTCCGTTTACATAGTTTGTTTGCTTGCCATAGCGCCTGCTGTGTGCATGCTGTATCCGGTCATAGAGAAGATGACAACGCAGGCAAAGCGCACCAAGTAATTTAAAGTTGTTGATGCGCCGGTCCCTTGCCAGATGCGCTATTGTTATGATGATCTTTCTCCCGGTGTATGGATCAATATCGCCTTTTCTTGCTCCGCAATTAAGGCAGCAATACTGATCACGTTTTAAAATGAGGCGCGTGATCAGCGACCATTTGGGGTGATAATCGTGATAGTTGATGGGCATTCCCTTACTACTTTTGGTTGTTGACAGTAGCCAAGATCCATAGCATTCAGTATTCCTTGTTTACCGTATGGTGTCCAGCTTTGCTCTATTTCAGTAAGTTGATGAAATACAAAAGCGGCCTGCTCTTTAATGGATGCATCCTGTAGTTCTTCATAATGGTCCTCGCTGATATCTATAATCTTCGTTTCAAAAACAATTTGCGGGTAGGTAATTTCTAATTTCATAGTAGAGTTAACTTATAGGTTAAGTAATCAGTTTACTTTTCAGGTTGTGGTATTGGTGGCTTCAGCCACTCAGGTAAAGCAAATTCTTGCAGCATGGCTTTATAATGATGCAGGCGATTGGTTATAATCTTTCCACCCTTAAACACAAGTATTTTACGGTTTACATCATTGATAGGAAGAGAGTTGTCGTACAATTCTGCGATCAACCATTGATGATGATAACCGATGAAGTATTCAAGTATGTTAACGAGCATTTTAGCCGGTTCTGTAATGCCGTATTTGTCACCACGCCTGCAGATTGGATTGATCTTCTTCCCTGCACTCTCGGGATACCGGATGAATATATCAAAACGGCATCGCACTACGCCATCCTGAGTTACCAGGTTTCGTGGAAAGCTGCTGCCAGCTTCGTTTTGGTTGTGTTGATAAGGTTTGTTTTGTTGCATGTTATTCACTTTTTTTTGTTCATTTTTGGGTTATGCACAGTGGAAAACCCGCCTCGCGCGCGTAACCCTGTACAAGGAGTTTAAGGTGTTTAAGGTTATGTATAAGGTGTATATGGTGTTTAAGGTTTTTAATATAACCCTAGTACCGATTACCGTATATAACATTTTTTGGAGTGAGGCAAAATGAACCTCACGCAACGGTTTTTGCGCCATAAATTGCTTCCTGTTTAATGGTTAATTCGTCACACAGTCGCCATATGGTTGCTTTCTCCTTTGCTACCCATGTGCAGTGACATTTTTTATCGTCTTTACGGGCACGCCATTCGCTTTCTATCCCCCGTTTCTTTACGGTAAGCATCCCTACAGCTACCAGCCTGCGCTTGAGGTGGTGGAAGCCCATAGAAACAGATTGTACTTTGCCATTGGTGGCTTTTCGCTGTTGCACTTTATAGTTGAAGTGCCTGGCGTGGGTAGCGGTGGTTAATTCAATATCGGGGTTGGCAGGGCTTACTTTATGCGCAATATCAAAACTGGATAGACCCACTTCTTTTTCTCCAAAGCTTTTCATTTGCAGCCGTAGGTGTTGCTTTCGGAAGTATTCACCATCTGAATGCAGTTTATTGTAGTATTCAGCTTGGGTGTACACTTTTCGGGCGTATTCACTACGATGTTCGTACAAGTGATTAGCTAGATCCGATTTTATTTGTGGATGACCATTTATCTTATTGTGATACTGAAGCCTGCCAGGCTCCTTATTGTCTTGTATGTAAATGGTGGCGAGTGTGTCCTGCAGGTGGGCTTTTTCCGATGGATCATATAGTACATGTATTTTTTCAGTAGTGTTGATGCCGTATTTTTCTCCCAGCGTTTTCCAGCTAGCCAGTTTAAGGTGTTTGTGTTCTCTGCGCACTAAGCCTTCTACCTCCAGCCAGGTAATACGCATTTCCAGCGTGGCTCTTTTTACTTTGCAATAGGCTGCTATATCGCTTAATTGCAAGCGGTAATTTTGAATAATCCCTGACGTAGTTATACTCTTCAGCAGCGCCCACGTACAGATGTTTTTAATAAAATCATTGTGCGTTTTGGCAGTGCCTTTTGTTACAAATGCACCACATTCCTTACGCTGGTGAAAAGAATAAGCAATAAGCTCAAAAGCAAATGCTACGTCTTTGCGAGAAGGAGGTAATATGATAGCTTTCTTGCTCAAAGTTTAGAGTGGATATTTGGTTTGCTATTCTCCATTTTTTTATCCATCATAGCACCCTTCATCCATCCAAATACTATCTCCTTAATCATGTCTGAAAGGCTACATTTTCCTGGCTCGTAACAGATATCTATACACTCATTAGTGTTAGTATCCCATTTTAAGTCAGTATAACTATGTATGTTCAGGTCTTTATTTTTTACTTCTACACAGCCATTCTTTTCTAACCATTCTATAGCCTGGATAATTTCCGTTTTCGTAAATTGAATCACCATTGCAATTGCTGGTAATGATTCCTTATAGTTTCTAAGCACTTCGGAAAACATCGTTCTCATAAACAGCCAGGTGGAGATAGCATTCAATGGCATTTGTGTGTTATTGACCACTGCGTTATAAAGCAATGCAATCGGAACATTCTTGATTTCAATAACAAAGTCTTCTCTGCTTTTTTTGTGTTTCATATAGTATTTCAATTGTTGGTTAAGTTTTAAATAAAGCCTTCCCTTGCCCATCCTTTTTGCGTATATTGGGGCATAACTGCCAGTTAATAGCAAAGGAGTTAGCTCTCTGGAATCCCGTTGGATTTCCAGCACGGCGCTACCGGTATGTGGGGTAGCCTGGTTCAATATGGTATCCTCAGTTATTGCTTCCTTGTTTTTTGTTGACCGGCAAAACACTGCCTTGTACCTGTATCGGCACAGGCATTGCTTTACAAAAGGCAAAAGAGTAGCAGATGGCGTTTAAATCCTTACGCCGGAGTTGCACACTGTCTGCTATTCGGTGCCTTTAATGGTCAATATGGTCCTTACTCTTCTCTCTAATTTTTTGTTTTAGGTGAATGATTTTTAGGTTGGTGCCCAGGACAGGAGTCGAACCTGTGATCATGCCTGGCATGCCTGGCAGTTACTCACTTTTGCATTTCGCAAGGTTCCGAAATGTCACAAAACCTATAACCTAAATCGTTTTGCCAGTATGAAAACAATGTGTCTGCATGTAGCTCATCCATTATTCTGATTACTAAACTTCCTTCATTATCAATTACAATCACTTTCCCAATTCTCTCAATAAACCAAGGGCGGGAGTGCTTACCTCCGGAGAGAAACATATAGAGCTGCTCTGAATCTGCTTTATTTTCTGCAGAGAGCTTAATAGTACCGTTCTTAAATTCTCTTGCTTTCATGTGAGTTGATTGGCATTAAATTCATGATAAATATGATTATACAACTGATGCAGGCTATTGCCAATGAAGCAGGTAACAGGTGTATTTTTTACAGTAATAACACGCGCGAAGGCAAGGCATACCGGCGCCGGTAGTGTAAAGCGGATCTTAGACTGAACAGGTCCAACAGCTTTAGGCTTTAGCTTCCTTAGCTGCCAGTCATACAGCACTGCTATGCAACACTTATCAGCCCAGGTATCGGTGCATGCTTTTTCTATCAACAATGCATCTATCCAGCGATCCAGTGTCTGTACTTCTGTAAAAGTCATCTTTACCTTTAGCTGCTTCATAGAATAAGTCTTAAAGGAAATGCCTGAATATCTGCAGAAGGTGTTCGGCACTTTGTAAGCTCTTGCTGAAATTGCTCCTGGTTTTCATCGTTGTTAACTGCAATACGTGTAATAAAACAATGCACTGGAATACCGGTGCTGGTTGTGCCCTCCCACACACGTGCAAGCACACCATCCAGCTCTACAATTTTGCTCGTGCTCTGTATAGTTACTTCCATTACTTCATAGATTTATTTGCTTTAACCAATTCGCTATACCGCTTAGCTTCACCAGGCACCAGCACACAGTGTGAGCATAAGTCCCTTTCCATCCACCAGCAATTACCCAGAGAAGGATGAAAACAGGCATCATCATCGAAGCAGCCACACACCTTACATACCTGCTTTGTTACAGGCCTTGCATGCACATAAACCATTTGGTTTAGCCTTATCGTTCTGGAGAAATGGCTGCGTTTCGGAGTAAGCATCCTATACTCCACTTCCCACACACCTGCAGATAATTCTTTAACCTGCTGAGCAGTGAATACAGTGGTACTCGTTGGCTTGTAGGTGAATAGCTGGTTCTCCTTTAAATCAATCATTTTTATCCTTTCCAGTTGATTACTCATGATTTAATTGTTGTACAGTTCTGAAATAGTTTGTAAGCCGAAGAGTTGCCGTAATGCCTCTTCTATACACTCCCGAAAAGGGCATTTGCAAATCTTTGATTTTGGCCACCTGGTCCATACTAACACCCGCTTTGGTGATGGCGGATCTGGACAGGAGAGGCTTAACCATTGCGAGATAATACTGCAGGCAAACTCCAGTTTGTCCGGACCATACTTTTTTTGAATAAGTTCTTCCAGGCGGAAGGCTCTTTGCTTTTTCTTCATTAGTTTTGATACCTGTTTGTACCCCGTTGGCGCGGGGTTGGTTATGATTGCAATTGTTGTGACTACAAACGTTTAAAAAAGCCCCCCGCCTGGAAAAGCGGGGTTTTTTGATTTCAGATGTGTACTGCATACTGAAAAATATTTTTTGGCTTAGCATATCGTTGAACATAGCATTGCCTGGTATACACGTAGCGTAACAGCATAACATGAGCATCCGGGCAATGCCCAGGCTTATGTTTAAAGCAGTATGTATTGAGTAATCGTGGGGATTATTCATACCTCAATATTGAATTCCTTTAATGAACTTATCTGGCTGCACAGGCAGGGATCGAACCTGCGACCTTGGCGCTAATAGTGCTATGCTCTTCCAACTGAGCTACGATGCAAAACTTCAACTCATCTATTCAACACTTCCACTTTGCGTAAAACTTTTTAGCAATCATTGCACGGAACTGCGCACGTAACTGTTCCTCATTTGCCGGCTGCAGAGTCCGATGCTTTATTACTTTACCGCCTAAATAGGATTGCCCAGGTGATTCCTGCAGCGCTTGTAATACACGGTTAGCTACCTGTTCAGCTAAGTCTATATTGGGTGGATTTTCGTGCATTGGTGCTTGGTTATCTCTATACAATGTTGTAACAAAATTCGTAACAGTATGGACAAAAAAAATTTAGCCATTAACTATACTTGCTTCTAAATCAGCTACCTTTTTCTTCTTTTCTTCAAATTCTTCTTTTACAAGTTTGATGGCATTTAGAACCTTCTCTTTCATGTCCAAGTTTGTAGGTCCTCCAGTCTTTACATAGCTGATTCTCTGTAAGTTAACTTCTATCCCTTGCTCTTTTAAAATTTGCTGTACCCTCTCCCGCCATTTAGGTGGAAGATCACTTTTCTTTAATTTCTTAATTTCTGACATACTTTATTGACTTTTTTAGAAAAGGGTGACTATCTTGTTAGGTTGGTGTCTATTCGCAACAACATAACAACTGTTTTCAAACACCAATATAACAAAATCGAAACTTGAGCAAAAGTATAAGGTTGTAACGATTGTAACAAAATTTATAACAGAATTTTTTTGAGTTAATGAACAATCAAAACAAAGTCATCAATACACAGTTTGAAAAGTCTGTTTTGAGCATCATTAACTATCTGCTCCAGAATAAAAAAAGGATTAGGCTTTTTGAGCATAATCATGAATTGCTTTCAGAATTAGGCATTACACAAAATAGTTGGGGGATGTACAGGAACGGTTATAGGCACATACCTGACAGGATACATGAAAAGATAAAAGAAGTATTAACAGGAAAATACCATGCTAATAAGGAGTATATCAGAACTGGGAAAGGTAGCATGTTTTTAAAAAACTTAATTGAGACTGATCAATCATCCAGTGGGCTAGAAAAGAATGTCATAACAATAGAAAACTGGGAAGCAAAAGTGGAAGAAAGCGAAGCACTTAAAAAAGAAAATGCTGAACTGATTAAAAAGAATGCTGAACTACTTAAAAGGATAGTAGAGCTCCAGGATAAATTGATTGAAGCAATGAATGGTTCAACAAAAAATCAACACCCTAAAGTAAACGAATGAAAGACTTTGAATGGGAAGTTGCCTAAGAGTAGATGATGAGAGATATTATATAAAAGATTGGAGATAATATAATCCTAATTACAATGAACATTATTGATAAGGAAACCTTTGAACAATTAAAATCAAGCTTCCTTGAAAGCAATAAGAAGTTTATAAACGAAGTAAACCGTCTTACACCAGAGAACTGCAATGAGATAGAAAATAGACTCACGCTTACAACCTTTCATACTAATGCAATTGAAAGCTATCACCAGTTTGTAAGGTATATACGAGGAATAAAATAATGAGAAGTAAATAAAAATTCAGCGTCTTTAGGTAAGTGAAAGGCGCCCAATCACTCATTACCCAAGATTAAAAATAAACAGAAACCAAAACTAAACTTAAAAATATGTCAACCCTTTACGACAAGATAATGTTTGATCATAAACATTATTCGCAATTAACTGAGCCGGCGGGCAAACAAGCCATTGAAGAATTAACTATGCTATTAAAGCCCTTAGAAACTGAAATAGTCAATGATCCGAATGGAAGAATATTCATTGATAAATCAGGATACATCTATATTGAAGGTTTTCATCCGGAGGTGGCTATGAAAATAACGAAAATTTTGGAGGTAGGTTCAAAATAGGTAGCAAAAAAGTTACCTGCAAATTTGGAAGTTAGGTAACATAATTGCTACCTTCGCTATGTTAAACGAAAGCCATAAAATATAAACTCAAACCAGTATGCAGATCGTAATTTTAAAAACAGGTTATAATGAATTCTATCGAAGTAATTTCATTACTAAAGAAAAATGGATGGGTTCTTAAAGATCAGAAAGGGAGCCATCAACAGTATGTGCATAGTAAAATAAAAGGTAAGATCACTGTTCCCTTTCATGGCAAGCGGGAACTTTCACCTAAAACATTGCATGCCATTTTGAAGAAGGCTGGACTTACATAGTGGTTATTTAAAAAAATACAATAAAAAAGAACACTATGACTCAAATCGCATTAGTCATTGAGAGTGTGGAGGAAAAGCTTTTCTGGGGTAGGGTAGAGTACGATGATGATTTGATAGTTGATTCTGCAGCTACTATAGAACTGTTAGAAAAGAAGTTTAGAAAGCTTTTGAAAGACTTTCATGATCTGGATCCTAAACAGATAACCTTCGACCTGCAGTATGATATTTCAGGGCTGTTTGAAGAAAACAAGTATTTGAATGCTTCGGCCATTGCTGAAATGGCTGGCATTAATAAGTCTCTTATGAGGCAATATACTTCCGGAGTAAAACATCCTTCCTACGAAAGGGCAATGCATATCCAAAAGGTTATAAATCAGATAGGAAAACAATTAGCAGTTGTAAAAATCGCATCCTCCGGAAAAAGCATGCAGAAAGCTGGTACTGGAAAGGATGCTGGTAAAGGAGCTTCGACACCAAGGAAGGTAGCGTCAAGTAGCTCCAGAGATAAAGTCATGCATTAACATGATTGTGAAAATAAAAGAGGTAGCTAAGCACTTATCTGGCACAGACGGCCTGTATGAAATCCGAATCAGTTCTGGCAATGACATTTTCCGCGTCTTCTGCTTTTTCGACGAAGGGCAACTCATTATTGTATTAAATGGCTTTCAGAAGAAAACACAAAAAACACCGGCAGAAGAAATGGAGCGGGCAAACAAACTCAAAAAGAAGTACTATGAAGACAAAGCAAAATAATCTGGTTGATCTGGAAACCTTCATTGAACAGCAACATGGCAAGCGTGGCACCAAATCCAGGGAAGACTTTGAAGAAGGATATGAAGCATTTAAGCTTGGTGTAATGATACAAGAACTGCGTAAGCAGAAAAATATGACTCAGGAGCAGCTTGCAGCAAAGTGCGGTACCACTAAGAATTATATTTCACGCATTGAAAACGATGCGTCCGATATACGCTTGTCTACTCTTATGCGCATCATTAGTGAAGGCTTGGGAGGGCACTTAATAATGTCGATTGATGCTCCAACTGAAAAGTGTATTATTGGCAAAATTAAAAGGGCAACAAAGAAAGGAGCAGGTCATTTTACAACACAGTCCTCTTCTAGAAAAAAACAACAGGGCTCCATAACAGAGATTCATCTGAAAGAAACTCATAAATAAATAATATCACGTCCGAAAGCTCATCCATACAGCAATTTTTGCTATATACAAGCTATTGTAGCTGACAGAGGTATAAATTTCAAATCTTGAAAAAGATGGCTAAAAAGCGTTCAACTCCCGATCTCGCTACTAAAAATGGCTTGGAAATCAAGCCTTTAGAAAAAAGTCGTCCAAAAAGTCGTCCAGATTCCAGGAAGGTACTGCATGCTGAGTTTAAACAGTTTAAAGCTCAACATATGGTACCTTTTATGCTTTCTTACAAGCCTGCAGCACTCTATACAGGCAAAAGTTACTGGTACATCTACTATTATTACCGTAATCCACTCACAGATAAATATGAGCGGTTCAAGGAATACTTTGATATCAACCGGATTCATGACAGAAAACAGCGGCGGATCTATGGCCAGGAAGCTGTAAAGTTCATAAATCAAAAATTAATAATGGGTTTTAACCCGTTTAAAGCAATTGCTCAGCTCCAGGATGGCGGTACCATTATCAATAAGCTGGATCTGCTTTATACGGAACTTACTGCTTATGCTAATGATGGCACAAAAAGTTATTACAGCACTCAGGTAAACCGGTTTAAAGAATTTCTCAAGCACTATGAGCTGGAGGATATTACGATAGGCAGCATCAGTACGCTCCATGCTGAAAATTTTAAGAAATGGATGCAGGATAAGAAGCTTGCAAAAAAGACTATCAATGTAAATCTTTCCTATATATCAAAATTCTGGAGCCAGGCAATCAAAATGAACCTGGTAGCTGCAGATCCATTTGAGGCAGTGGAACGGATAAAGAAAGATGTGCGCTATGAGGATGATCAGCCGGAAGATGTATATGAGCCAATCACATTTGAAGAGTTGAAATGTATTGTGAATGCAGTAAAGCAATGTGAGACTCCAAACTTTTTAACTGCACTGATGTGTATTTATTATGCCTGGATCCGCCCAAAGGAGGTAAGAAAATTACAATTGAAGGATATAGACCTGACAAGCCAGTTTATCAGAATGAGAAAAGGAAATACAAAAAGCGACAAAGGAGCATATGTTCAGATTGTCAAGCCTCTGCTGGACCTGTTAGGATCAGTAGACTTAAACCAGTATAAACCGTCTGATTACCTTTTTTCAGAGAATTATGTACCTGGTCCTAAACCAATGCACAGATTAAAAATGTCAAGGCTTTGGCTGAAGATTGTAAAAAAAGGATTGAAGATTGATAAAAACATGTATGCCCTGAAGCATACCGGAAATATAGAGTATCTACTGCAGAACAAAGGCAATGTTGATCTGAAATGGATGCAAATGCAAAACCGTCACAGTAGTACAGCTATGACGGAAAAATATATTCGCCAGCTCGGCGCTTACTTCATTGATATTGAGAAAGTGAAGTTTAGGGAGTTATAACCATCATACTTGATTTCTTACAGCCTCTTCAGGGGTCAAACCTATTTCTCTTGCGTATACAATGTGTGTTGATACCCAGCGATGACTATTCCCTCCAAAAGATGTTCGATAACCTTTTTTGGATAGTGCTTTCATTGGAATTTCAATTTTTACTTCAGTTCTATCAAATTCATTGATGACCTCAAGAAGTGTACACGAATAAACACAGTTATTGCCAAATGATACATAGTAGTCATAGCCAATATTTAGAACTGGTTCTTTTCTCTTTTTAAAAGGCAAAGGCTTTATAGAAGAGTCAACCTTTTGTCCACCTTTGAATTCTTTAATCATAGATGTATCTTTTAGATGGCTGCAGGTACAATTAAGAGGGAAGAACCATTAAAGGCCATAATTGCACCAGGTACAGCCGGCACAAAGGTAAGCAGTTACAAAAAGCGGATAAGCTTATCACTTATCCGCATGCGGGCCTCTTCGCATAGACCGGCTTTAGAGTTTAAACCAATATATATTAACAGACATTCCAGAACGGCGCAAATGTAATCACTTGAGGATTTACAGTATGATTTTTGATAATTTGCACCCTTTAAGGGTTTAGGGTTGAAAAAATTAGGCGTTGTTCTCTACAATGCCTTTTTATTTGTATAGATATAACCCCGGCTATCTTTATTCAAAGAGGATTAATATTTAACTGGCAACTTTTTTATAGAGTCAAGAATTATTAAAACTTTTGGAACACCAATTTTAGTCACGTTATTAAAGGCTGGATCACCTAACAGAGGATCATATTCAAAGTTGGAAATCCCTGCAGCTAACCCACTAATTTGAACAATTGAACTATCTGGAATTTTACTAATCTGAGAAATAAGCTCCTTATGTCGGGGTGTAATTATCTCGTAGTACTTTACTCTTGCAAAATCTTCAATCTCTATAAAAGACATACTTGTGTCTGAATCAGTAATATGAAAAGTACCTACCCATTTATTAATGTGTTTTGCAGGCCCAAAATAGGTCTTCATCCATTGCTCTTGATCCCTCCTAACTTGTAGTTTTGCAATATTATTTAAGGCGCTATCCTCTACACGGTAAAAATGCATAGAGGTATCACGAAACCTGATCTGTGTTGAATCCATAAAATCAACAGAAGTAAACTCTTTCTTTAATAGCTGATTCTTGCAGGATAAAAGAAATAAAACAATAGCAAGCAGAGATGTAATTTTATTCATTTCAGTTTTGGTTTAAATACTCATGTATGTGTAACATCTATCTGTCTCTCATAAGACGTTCATAAAGTAATGTCTGATTTCATCTAACTCATATGCATAGCCAATTCCGACATTAGCGGAACGTCTCACTTCTTCTGCCGTTCTCTTCATTTGAAATTGAGTTGCGATAAAACCGTTAAGTAGATTAATTCCGTTATAATGACCAGGGAATTGATTCGCAGCTTGTAAAATCTGAATGTTATCAGAAAAGCTGTTAAGCAAGTCATCAAATGCGTTTGTTAAACCGGTATGTTTTCTTGTAACAATTCCTACAACTTGGTTATTATCTATATTAATTAGTGGGCCACCTGAATTCCCCTGATTTACACTCGCATCAATTTGCATATACTTCACTCCAGATCTAACGTAGCGTGACGATAAAATGCCTTGTTTGATGGATAAATTATTTTGGTCAAACTGGAAACCCATAACAGCAATACTTTGTCCAATTCGGATTGTACTACTGTCAGAAAGTGTTAGAGACGGAATTGTACTGAACTCAGCATCACTAAGATCTAATATAGCATAATCCCAACTGCTTTCAGGCAGTCCCCATTGCAGTCTATTCTGAAAGTTAACATAAGTGATTACTTTTGTTGCCCTTATGGTGTAGCCATCTTCACAGACAAAACATAAAACGACATATGCAGCTCCTGGAGCTGCATAAACATGGTTGTTTGTTATTAAATGATTTCCTATCTTAAAACCAGTTCCAGAGCCAATTCTTATTCCTTCCTGATTTAAAAAGCTGATAGAACAAATTGAAGAATGACAATCATTCCAAGTATCTCTGTACATAATAAGCTCGTCGTGCGTAACAGTTAGTTTAGGATGTTGTAATTTATTGTCCTAAAAGCTTCTTTTTAGCTGTGTCGTACTCCTCCTGTGTAATGGCACCTTTATCTAACAAATCCTTGAGCTTGGCGATTTCATCTGCTATACTGGTAGAGTTGGTTGTTGTACCCGAATCTTTTGAGCATGGTGTCACTTCGCATGTTTCAATAGCTGGATCAATGTCGAGATAGTAATTTGTGATATTACCACCTCCAACAACAAATATTGTCTTCTGCGCACCCTTGACCTTTCCTTGTCTAATCTTTTTTAAAATAACATTTGTATGGGCATAAGCTCTACCAATATTATTCTGGTCATGATTATAACTATTACTAGTCATAGCTGCACCCCATCCGCCCATTTGCAAGTACAAGAAATCTCCATTAGGCGCAGAACCCTTACCTAAATGAATAGTGTCTCCAGGATGATATGTAATACCGTTTGATGCTGTGTACGTTTCTACTCGTTGAGCTGTAGCACTAATTGAAATAATAACAAAGAATGCGAATGCGATCTTCTTCATAAAAGTTTTGGTTGATAATTAAAATAAATGTTATGTTCAGTTTCTCTCAAAAAACGTTCGATTAATTTGGATTTTAAAAGGGATGCAAAAAAGTTTTAGTTATAGCTAAATTGCAGTCGCAAAAATACGTCTCAAAAAACAACCTCTCATTAATTATACATTAAACGTTTTATGCGAATAGGCTATGCAAGGGTCAGCACCCAGGATCAGAAACTGGAGTTGCAAACGGATGCACTCAAAAAAGCAGGATGCGAGCTAATATTTAAGGAAAAGATCTCCGGCAAGTCAAGGGATCGTCCGGAACTGATCAAGCTCTTTGATAAGCTCCGGAAAGGAGATGAACTGTTTGTATGGAAACTGGATCGTCTTGGCAGAAGCATTCGCGATCTGATTGATTTGATTACCCAACTGCATGAATTGGGGGTTGCTTTTATCAGCCTTCAGGACGGAATCAATACCCATACTGCAGCCGGAAGATTCACCTTCAACTTATTTGCAAGCCTGGCTGAGTTTGAAAGAGAAATAATAAAAGAGCGGACCAATGCAGGCTTAGCTGCAGCAAGAGCCAGAGGACGAAAGGGGGGCAGACCTAGTGGATTAACATCCGAAACTTTAAGTAAAGCCAAGTCTGTAAAGTTGTTGTATGATCAGCAGGAAAAAACAATGGGAGATATAGCAAAAGACCTGAGCATCAGTGAAGCTACAGCCTACCGGTACCTAAGCTATATGAATAATTTGAAGAAAGAACCTAACAAAAAAGTAACTGCAGCCAGTTAGGTCCAGCAGAAAGGACACAATAACAAAAAGTCCCGCGTAAAAACGCAGGACGTTGAGGTATAATTAATCCCTTTTAGGGAAAAATGTTATGTAAAATATACCAATGCATTAATATCTATGATGGAAATATAATCTGGAACTTCATCCTGTCTGGCAGAGCATTGAGGTATTATTGTTGAATGTCTTCGCCCTGTTCTGGCCATACAGTAAATAATGAGAATGTTGCGAAATTAAGAAAATTGAAGCTTGATAAATTGCATAAAATGGATAAGAAAAGTAATGTGACTTATGAAATTCTAACCATCAATGATCAGCAAGTTATCAAATGCCTGGTTTGTGGCTGGTCCTCTTACAATACCAATGACATAAAGCACCTGTATTGTGGCCATTGCCATCAATGGCATGATGAATTAGAACGCGAATTACTAAATGTACATTTATAATTTTCTTTCCCCGAACCAAGCTTCATCAATTTACAATTATAATTACACTAAGTTCTTTTATTTAAAAAATAATCTCATGTTAGTTGAAGAAAGATACAATGTGCCATTCGATTCATCGTTTGATTGGCGTACCACTTTTGTTGCTGCTTTTAGAGAACTTGCTTCAGACAGTGCTATTGAAGTATTGAAAAAAATAGACTCGGAAGAGTATGAAATGCCTTGGGGTGACATGCCTGACGAAATGATTAAAAATGCTGTTCGGGACAATCTTTTTCCTAAACTGATTAAAGCAATGGAGTCTAAAGCAAAAAAATATGCCGATCGTTAAATTAACTATGGTGGATACATTCGTGTACACCGATAAGCTGATTACATACCATATTCTTTTTCTAAGTGGTAAAACTTTTCAAGGTCAACACAACTGTTTAATTCCGTGTCTTCCAGAACAGGAAGGGAAATAGTTTCATTCAGTTTTTCCTCCACTTTATCCTGGTTTTCAGTGGGGTTAATACCTTCTGGAGAATTAGTAAAATGCCTAGTCAGATTTTTAAAAAGCAAATATGTTCTATTTCAGCTAATTAGGTTCAAAAACTGCAAAAAAAAGTCTGGTTTCCGACTAGACTTGCCTGCTTGACCTATCAAGCCGCTGTCCGGGCTTTTAGGTTTCGGAGAAATATGAGGGGGTGTTGAGGGGGGGCCGGTTTGGGCGGTTCCAGGCTGCAAAGAGGTGTCCGGATCCGGATCTTGTGCAGCCTGGGTGCCTCAGCCCTCCGCTGCCAGCTCCCGGAGGACCTTGGAGAGCTGAGGGCTAACCATTAGCACTTTGTTTACCTGGTAACAGTGCACCCACTCTCCGGAGGCAATTTGGATCTCCATCCTGGTTAACGTGCAACAGGCATCATAATAAACCTGGTAAGGCAATAATGTAGTTTCTTTTATCTGCAGGCTGTGAGCCTGGTATATATCCGGGATCAATTGCATGGCTGCAAAATAAAGAGAGCTTTGAGTTAACTCAAAGCTCTCCTGGTACATGTTAGGCAATAAGCCTGGTTAACCAATCCTTATTGGCATTGCTGTTGTGGCTGTGTCTGGTCTTACTCCAAACTGCAGCACTGCAATCAAGATCATATCAAAAGCATCTGAAAAGTGGGTGCTGTCCTCTGCTGGAAACTTTGGATTTTTCTCCGTTCTCTTATCCTTCTTGGTTATGCCATTGCTGATAATAGCCGGGCTTTGCTCAATACTCTTTATCAATTGCTCACAAGCTATACTGTTTACTCTTACTGCAAGATCTGCAGTATTAGTAAGCCACTCCTGGAGCTCTTTATATTTCTCATTATGCTCCGGTGCCTCTCCAATGTAGTGCTCATGTACAATCCATCCAAACTCAGAGAAGTATTGAATAAAAGAATCTTTATAGGTAGTAAGCAAAGTATTTCTGCCTATTGCTGTATGATCAAATACATAATTGATCTCTTTGCAGCGGTGGCTTGCATACTGTTCGCAAAAGAGTTTTATTGCATGCTTCATACCTTCCGGATATAAGGTATAAAGAGCGTTTATAAAGTTTATAGTGGTGTACTCTGAGCCAGGCAACTTGCCCACTTGTGCCACTGGCAAAGGAGCAATCCTAAAGTTATAATCCATACTCACAATAAAAGGGAGTTCCGGGTTATAGTCATCTAAGCCAGCGTATTTATTTGCACTGGAAAACATTGGATAAAAGGTTTGCTCCACTTGATCCGGATCCTGGTTTAATATGGCAACATTAAACTCATAAGGGGTACAAATACGCCTTTGTATTTTAAAAAAACGATCTCCAACCGCTGCCTTATTCTCATAAGGTTTCATCTCAGAAACATAAAGCAGATTTTTGCGGATCTCATTTGCCGCTTTGGTGTACTCCTCAATTTTTTTGTTATAGGCTGCAATTGTACCGGAGGAGCTGTATTGAGCTTTCTCTTGCTCCCATTGTAAAGCCTGCATCTGTAAAGCATAAACCGCTTTAACTGCCTCTTGATCTACTTTCTTTCTCTTTGCCAGGAGCCATTTGGTGTTTTGTCCAAATTTATCTGTAAACATCCACACACTTAAATACTCCGGCAAGTGCTGCCATCTTTTAGCCTCTCCTCTGAGTGCCGGGATCACCTCAGTATTTATGCTTTGTTCATCACAGTATTTCACCTCATCTCCAATGGCTGCTTGTGCGCTGTAAGCGTTGGCTGAGCCCTCAACTCTTAAAGATACCAAGCAAAGAGAAGTGCCAAAGCTTGTGCTTATCACGTTCTCAAAATCATCAAGAGGTATTATAGGCTTTTCAAAGTGCTCCGGAGGCTTCTTGTATTTTACAAAATCAATTCCTTCAATTAAGCCAAGCTTTTCTGTAAGGAAGTGGGTAATATTTGGCACAATACGCTTTCTTAATCTGTCATAGGTATCAGAAAATAAAAGGATCTGAGAGCGTGGCATTACATTGTTAAGGTGTACAAACCTGGGACCTATGCCGCCTCCTGTCTTGCCTCCGGCTCTTTGCCATAAACAATACGTGGTATTTGCATTGATCACTTGTATTAAACCTTGTGAATTGTGCAGGTTTACTTGTGTGCTGTTGATCTCTTTAATAGTCATCTCCTGCCTCCAATCGGTTTGCAATATCTGCAGCCATGGTAAACGCTTGCTCCGCTGTAATATCCGTGTTAAGTATATTGTTTTGAATGTTGAGCACAATTTGCTTTGGTGCTCTTGGTGGTAAAAAGTCGGGATAATCGCTTATGTACTTTTGCAATACTTTCTCAAGCTGAGCCGCTGCCAGGTACTCTTTATCTTTAAATAAGAGCCGGATCCTCCTTTGCAAAAATTCTATCCTCAAGCCTATCAAATAACGCTTGTTAAGCGGATAAGAAGAGGAAAATAAATGCTCTGCATTAATGATGTCTTTAAAGGCTGTATCTCTGCTCACTGCAAACTTTGCAATGATCATATTTGCAACCGTTTCTCTTTTGTATTTGCCGGATCTTATAAGCTCGTCTGCATATTTGTAACGGTCCAGGAGCTCTGTTTGTTTGGGAGTTAATTCAATACCGCTTTCCGGTCCTCCTTGCTCCAGGTAGGTTAAAAGATCCTCTCTGTTAGTATCGCTAAAGCGTTGTTTTTTCTGCAGCTCCATCTTGTGTTTGTTTAGGGGTTGAAAGTGCTTTAAGTTGCTCCTCATACTTAAGGATCAAAGCCGGATATTTTGCATTATTTGGAAACTTGATTGCATTGGCTTTGTGCCTCCTTATATACCGCTGCACTGAGTTTATTTTTGTTGCCAGCTCCAGCGGATCTGCCGGCACCTCAAGCGGAGCCTCTTTGATCTCCTCCAGCTTGCCGGTTGCTTTGTACTGATCCACTTTTTGCCAAACCTGCATAATTTCTTGCTCCAGGGCAAGTATTTGCTGGCAGAGCTCCCGGCACTCTGCCTGGATCTCAAGAGCGTTGTCTTTTCCATATCTCTCAAGCTGCAGCCTTAAATACTGCATAGCCTTGTATTTACTTTTCCATTCAAGCTGCAGGGCTTTTTCCACAGGATCCTTTGGAAAAATAGGATCCTCATTTTTGGGCTCTGCTTTACCTGGCAGCTCCGGAGCCGGAGGCTGAGCCACTGGAGGAGCTGCCGGCTCTTGTTCAGCCTGGGTATCTGCAGCCGGTGCCGGGACCTGTTCAGCCAGGAGAGGTGCAGCTAAAGCTTGCAATGCCTGTAAAAGAGCCTCCTTGGCTCCGGGTGCTTTTTCTCCTTTGGCAAAGAGAGCCTTAAGCTCCGGATCATTACCAAAGAGCTTATAAAGGGCTCTGCCTACAATAAAATTTTGTGTGCTGTATGGCTTGAGCCAATTTATTATTAATTGCATAGTGCTAAATTCAGGTGCTCAAAAGAGCCGGGAAAGGACAAGAAAAAACCTCTCTGTAGAAACAGAGAGGGAAAACTATCTTATGACTAACTGCTATGAGAAAGAGCCAAAGCAATGAAATGTTTTTTCCTTTTGAAAGGACAATAAAAAAAGCCGGCTTTGGTGCCGGCTCTTTGGAATTTATCTGAGTTAAAAGGTAAGCTTGTCCGAAGGATCCTGCGGGCTTATAAAGGATAAACTTAAAATAAAGCCACTGTAAAAACAGTGGCTCCCATAAAGAAATTTTAAAATGACTTGGCTTAAATGACTTATCAGCTACAGGATAGCAAAGTTGAGCTTTATTAAAGGATTACTGAAATAAATTACATAATAGGCAGATCAATGCCACGATTGCAATAAAGCTGCAGGTAAATATTATGTTGTCATGCCGGCTCTCCGGCTGCTTATTCTTTACTCTCCAGTGCCAGCGGATATACAACCGCTGATAAATAACAACAACAATGCAAACCACTGTAATTACTCCCAAAAAATAGGCTTGTATAAGATCAACTCTTTGCATAATCCGCATGTTTAAACAACGTCTATATAAAGCCGCTTGAGCTTGGCTTGTATAAAGTTGTTTTGAGAAAGTTTTTCAATAAAGCTCACAATCAAATGCGGTATGTTATTGATCAAAATTTTATCAGTCCATTTATAGTTTGCCAGCTCATACAATGGCAAATTGAAAACCTGCGTTTTTACCTCTGCATATTGCATGTATTGGATCCATTTTTTAAACCAATACTCCTCAATGCCATGCTCACTGCCATCTATCTCCGGAGCCTTAAACACATTGCTCCAGCCGTTTGCTTTGGTGCCATCCGGTAAAGATCTTGTGGAGCTTAAATAAGGATAAGTTGCTTGCCCTTCGCTGCCATCAGCCATGCGCTCTTTTACCATGCCATAATAAAACAAAGTTCTTATCCCTCCCTCCAGGCTAAAGGGCTGAGAGCAATAAGGAAACAAGCCCCAATATTTTACACTTGCTGAAACGCCTCCTCCGGTATATTGGCTCCAGGTCATTGCAAGGGTGGTGCAATCCGTTTCAACAGAGGAGTTTGAGTTTTCTATTTCATCACTGTAAATATTATCTTTTACCGGAGCCCAAGCCCGGTTGTTGTTTTCATCTACAATTATTCCATAAAAAGCATTTTCTCTCACACAAAAAACGGCTGAGTTGTCATATATATCCGCTGCAGGTGGTAAGTTAAATTTACTGTCAACAATAATGCTTTGCTCAAGCTGTGAAATATCTTGCTCACTTGCAATGCCATCATTGCCGGTAAAGTTGTTTTTAAAGGAGTATGTTTTATCATCCTCGCTAAAGTCGGAGCTGTATTGATCCTCTGCATATATGGTCCAATCTTTTACAGATCCTTGATCAATGCTTTTCAATGGAAACAACTTTATTGTTTTGGTGCCGGTGTCTGTCAATGGCACCCATCCATAACGCTTGCATATAGCCAGGATAAAAGAGCTTGCTTTTGTATTTTTTGGCAATAGATCCGCATACTTAAAAGTTAAGCTTGGTTTGCTGCCATGTGGCAAGCCATATTGCCCACTTTGAGGAAAAGTGTATGTATCTATTTTAAAGTTGCTGAATACAACAAGCTTGCTCCAATCGCTCTCAATTAAAGAGGCATCCAGGCTCCAGCCTACAGCACTAAAGATCTTATTAAATGCAGCCTTTAAAAACAACATAGGGAAAACAGGTGCAAAGGGTGCAGCCAGGCTGTTAAAGTCGGAGTATGTAAAGCCATTGCCATCATTGGTATTGTTGGTGTTGGTGTTATAATAGCCGCCAAAGGGGTTGCCAGGCTGTCCCCAGGTGCGTTCCGGCTCTCCATCAATAACGATCCTACCAATGGGGTTCATCCATGCGGAGGGGTTGCTTGTATCGTTGTAAATATTATTATTCCTTACAGGAGCAACAACAAACTCCATATTGCCAAGCCAGCTCTGTTGAAACGCTTGCCAATAGCCATTTGAGCTGTCATAAGGTGCGGAGGTGGTGTAAGGCTTGCTCCAGGTGCCAAGATCCAGCTCTTGCAAGAGCGTGTCTTTTATATCACTAAAAAAAGTGCTGAGCCCGGTTAACAGATAGCCGCTTGCATTGGTATTTCTTGGAGAGCTGTTTATTGCTGCACTTTCAATCACAAGTGTTGCCTGGCATCTGTACGCATTATCTTTAATGATCTCCACAGCAAACTTTGCTTTTTTCTTTACTGATAAGGAGAAAAAAAGAGGACCTAACAACCGGGCGTTTTTATCACTGTACACAATGGTTATTGGTGTGCTATATTCTGCAAGCACATTATCCATTAAAAATACCGGGCTATTTGCCTCAAGCTCTTGCTCACTCTGAGGAGATATATCAATAAACTCATTATTATATTTTATTCTCAGCATTGCTTTTAAAAGTTTATAGTAATTCCGTTTTGTGTGCGTGGCGTTAAGCCGGTAATGGCATACTGTACAATAGTTGCATTATAGTTGGCATATCCCATGGCTTGAGATAAGCCAGCCTGGAAATTGGTGGTAATGGTGGTATGCTGTTCCACTCCGCTTACAGAGTAAGTAATATCAAGCTGCACTGTTGCATTAAATGGCATTTGTACTTGTACTCCTCCGGCTCCATCAGTGCAGTATAACATAACAGTGTGGCTGTCTGTTGCCGCTGCGCTGATCAAATAGGCTGGAGATAATAATACAGTGTTGGTGGTAATTACCTGACTTTGCCCATCTGAGCAATTTGTTTGGATTTTACCATAATAGCTGCCTGGCTGCAGATTAGAGAAAATATGGTAAGGGGAATCAGCGTAAACGGTGGCTGAATTTATTGCCTGGTCGGAGCTGTTATATAACACAATGGTTACACTTTGCACTTTTGGATAAGAGCTTACAATATCCTGCATGGTAACGGTTGCCACTATGCTTGTACCGGTGCTTTGGCTAAAGCTGTACTGATTAACAACCGGGCAAAATGCCGGTGGCGGTGGCGGTGGCTCTTCTGCCGGAGCCGGTAGATCAATGTCCACACTTGCTCCGCTTGATACGTTCAAAGGATCCGGATTGCAAATAGTGGTAATTACAAGACTATACAAAGTCGGTGGCACTGAAGCTGGAAAAGATCCCTCCAGTGGCTTTGTGGTAAGATCCCAGGTTAAGCTTAATGTCTCCTCAACAAAATTGTATTGCTTATTTACAAGAGAGGCTGTGTAGCTCTTTACCTTATTTACCGGAGTAAAGCCAAAGTGAATGTAATTGCTGCCGCTTGCATCAGTGCGAATATCAGCACTCAAGCCGGTAACATTCGCACAAACCGGAGGGGCAAGCCTGGAGTTATCTCCAAGAGCAAGAGTAATATCCGGGGTGTACACTTCATTTTGTTCGCTTAACTCCCACTCAATAGGAAACTTGTTTAAGCTGTCTCTCCGGGTGCCTAAATCCTGGCTCTTTTGCATGTTGAGCACTGGCACCCATCGCATAGAACTACGCATGTAAATGCCTGGAGAGGTTAACAGGTCGGTAAAGCTGTACTGCAGCTCCTTGCTCCTTAAATAACCAAGATCTCCTTTGTAATGCTTTTGCAACAATATGCCGCTGTAAAAATTCTCATGCTCCCGCACTCTTGCAAAAGGCTCGTTTACATTAATACCTCCAAACGCCTCTGTTGTGGTGCGTTCAATCGTTTCTGTAATATCTCCTCTTACTCTTATGCTGTCAACTCCTCCCAGGCTGTTAAAGTAAACAAGCTCATAAAAGTTATATAGTGGTCTAAATTCAAAGTAAAATTTATACTGATAATTCAAAGGCTCTCCCTCCTTTATTACACCAATCTCCAAAGAATATAATTGATCAAGAGAGAGAGAGGTTGCCAAAGAGTATTTGAGCTTTAAGTATAGATGAATAATTAAGCCTTGTTGCGTAATTGGTCCTTGTATCTGTTCAAAATTGCCGTTTATATCAGCCACTCTATAACAAAGGATAAAATTTTGATCAAGATCCGGGGCGTTATAGTTGGGATTTAAAAAAGTAAGATAAGCCGCTTGATTAGGATCTATAAAGCGGTTGCTTGGTTGCCAGGTCAAAAAAAAGTTGTTAGCCTCCCAATACTTAAAAAAGTTGTTCCTGGAGTGCAACTGCTTCTCTATACCTCCCTTAATTACAAACTGAGTATAACCTTGCTCAGCCGTTATATAGTCTCTAGGTGTGGTGCCATCTTGAATAAGCCTGTAATGGATTGTATAAATACCATATTGCTCCGCTGCATGCGTACTGTAAACACCTTCACTAAAGCTTGGCAATACATAGTTAAGCCGGCTGTTTAAAAGATCCTGTATATAGAGAAATATTTTGCTATCCGGTGCCGGCTGCAACAGATAAGTTGCCAGCTCTTGCCATGGCTCCGCTGAGGAACTTGCAAATAATATTTTAACCTGTAATTGTCCAAAGGATCCTGCGGGTACTCCGGTTGCCTCCGGATCAAGCTGGAAAACATAACGAATATGGTTGAGGGAAAAAGATATATTATAAGGTCGCTCTATGATCTGCATGTAATTACTTTTTGATTGTTAATACTGCCGGTGCAGGGGTGTTAATGATAATGGTATAAGCGGTGGTATAAGGGGGTACCTGATCCGCTTTAATAATAAAATCGGTGCTCATTCTTAAGCCATCGCTCTCCAGGTACCATACCTGGAAAGTGGGTGCAGCTCCAAAGCTTGCCCTCCGGGTGTCATCCCAGGTAATTACAAGCTCTTCCTCATATCCTTGCAGGGGTATAATTTCAGCGTTGCCGGCTGTAGGCTGTCCCGGATCCGGTGCCGGCTCCTCCTCTTCATCTGCCGGAGGTGTCTCAGTATCCGGATTACCTAACCAATGAGCCGGATCATACTCCAACTCAGCTCCGCTTTGGCTGTCTTGTATTTGGAGCTGCCAGCCATAAAGCTCATTCAGCTCCGGTCCTATCATTTCAATTTTTGCGGTTTCAAAATCAAAGTGGCAACAGGGGCAAGCCTCTTGATCATTCAGCATGTAGGATATAAATTGAGTAAGGACCTGATCAGCCTCCGCATAAGCTGCCTCTATTGCATCCGCTCTGTTGCTGTAAGCGGTGGTATCTGCTTTGCTCAAAAACCAAAGCGTTGTGTTTATTGTTTTGCGTGGCATTGCTCCTCCAACCGGGGCTTTATACCGTACATCAAAGCCCAAATGAGCCACACAGGGCAAATGGCAATACTCAACAACCGCACTGCCAAGCTCCTCCACATCATTTACTCTAAAAAAACTATTTCTATACTGATCCTCAGTGCCAGCAATAAGCATGTTGTGAGCAACAAGCTTGTTTTGCATGGCTATGTTTTTTATATAATCGGATCTATCTTTATAAGTGCTCATTGGATATTGGATTGCATTTTACTTTTTAACTCTTCTGCCTCTTCCAAGCTGCAAACAATTTCCATAAATGCAGTATGCAAGGGCAATAATTCTACCTGGTTAAAGGTGCCGTACTTGTCGCCGGAGAGGCTTCTTATCATTTTATAAAGCCCTTGAAAATAGGCAGCTCCGGAGGCATCGGAGCTGTTAAAGGCTGCAGGGTAAAGCTTTACAATATGCTGCCTGCAGCCATCATACCACAGTAACACTGCCAGCTTAACTGCCAGGCTCCACTTGGCAATTTTCTTTTTATTGTATGCTGCCTCCGCATAATTAAAAGCTCTCCTTATGTCTCCATCTTTGTTGAGCCTTTTATTGTAGTTTGCTTTTGGGAGCCGGTAAAGCGTTGCAATTAACTCATTAAGATCCTCAATATTGCTTGTTTTAGTGTAGTTATAGTAAGCAAGCTCTGCATGATGAAACTCCGCTAAAACAATATTATCAAAGTCGCTTGCCGGTCCGTAAAAGCCCTTATAAGCCGGCAAAAGCTGCCGGGTTAACGTGTTGCTTTCAATCCAGCTCAGGTGCTCCAAAGCTTTAAAGCGGATCTCTGCAGGTATGCGAACAAAAGCCATGGCTGATTTGCCGCTTAAGAGCTGCAAGATCCTGGCTTGTGTGTGCAGTGCCGGAGCCTGGGAGTGCAACAGAGCTGCCAGCTTGATCAAGCCCTTTTTGCTCAGCTCCTCCCAGGCTCCAGGTATTACAAAAGCTTTCTCTTTGCCTTTATGGTTGTATTGGATCCGGATCATTATTTAAACTATGTGCAAGGTTTTATCAGTTACATATTGCAAGAGCACTGCAGCTCCTACTTGATCACTAACAAGCTCCGGATCAAATTTATTATCCTCTCCATACTTGCCCTTAGTATAAAAAGTGGTACCACTCCAAACATAAGGAGAGTAAATACCTCTTTTCCTATATCCTAAGCCGTTGTATAATTCAAAGCGGTAAAGGATCTCACTCAGGCTCCAGCTCTTGCACTTATTAAAAGCAATGCCTGGCATTGTTAAAGCATCGGCTGCACTATCCAGCCAGGTAAAGGGCGGCTCTCCTTTTAACGGTCTGCCAGCCGGCACATGCGTTGTACGCTTGCTCAATGGATCTCCATTGTGCAGGTGTGTTTTAAAGTTGCAAGAGCTCTCCAGCATGTGCAAGGTGCCTGGCACATACCAAGGCATTAAAGGAGCAATGTTTTGGCAAAGCTTCTCATAAAGAGGCTTGCCGGAGAGTATCTTTTTTGCTGCTTTAATCGCTGCCGGTTTCCAATCTTCTCTTATTACATGCCGGCTCCATAGGTCCTCATAAAAGGGCTCTATGTTAGCCAGGGTTAAAGTGGGTAAAGGGTTTATGGTTGCTTGCATCTGCTTTGCGTTTTTTTAAGGATCAATATTTTTTGTACGCATACAATGCCGGCTAATACGGTAAGTATTCCGGTTACTATAACAGAGCAAAAGAGATCTCTTAAGCTGTTTAAAGTGGCTTGCTCCGCTGCTAAGTCTCCAGGAGTAAGGGTGCCGGTGTACGGTGCTGCAGCTTGTGCGGAGCTGCAGCCGGTTAAGCCTGGCAGCAACAGCATGCACACAATAACAA